ACCTCTTAATAGTTGGTTCGATACGGGCGGCATGTCTCATTGTATAATTTACATAGACATGTCGCCCGTTTCAAATATTAGAAGGATTTAAGATGACAGCATTGTGGATTGACCCTACAGAGCTAGGTGATTATTCCGAAACCGAGTACGCCACCGAGGCTGCTCAAACCGCTTCTTTCTTGCTTTGGGCCATGTCTGGCCGTAAATTTACTGGCACTACTACAGTTACTGAGCGCTATGTTTGCGCCAAGCGTGCCTACAGAATGGGCGCTTCTTCCAGAACTTATGGTGGAATTCTTATCAACGGACAAGTTTCCAACATTCCCCTAAATGACTTTGACAACTACGCTGAGTTAGTTGCAGACGGACTCTCACCTGAGTCAAGAATTAGACTGCGTGGACACCACGTAACTAAGATTCACACTGTTAGAAATCGTCAGGGAGACATTCTTGACCCATCTAGCTACTACTTAGTAGACCACTCGGTGCTACAAGCAACCGAGGGTGTTCCTTGGACTCCTTGTAACGTAGAAGTTACTTACACTTATGGCTCCCCAGTCCCAGTAATGGGAAAGATGGCAGCTAGAACTCTTGCTATTGAGTTTGCAAGGCTTTGGTCTGGAGACGACGATTGCGCTCTACCTCAGCGTGTAACTTCTATTTCTCGCCAAGGAGTTTCTTACACTCTTCTAGATAGTCAAGACTTTATTGACGACCTAAAAACTGGTGTCTACGCTGTAGACCTTTTCCTCAAGTCAGTAAACCCAGACAAGGCTCGTCGTAAGTCTAGAGTATTCTCTCCAGACACTCCTAGAGCTCGTAGGTACACTCCAAAAACTCTAAAGCTTCCAGTGGTTGCTGGATTTGATTTAACTGTAGTCGGTTCAACGCCAGCGGTTTGGGATTCTTCCACCGTAACTGGCGACGATGTTTCTACATTTTTTACAGGTGGCGGTTGGACTCCACTAGTTACTTTAAAAAATTATGGCAATACTAGGTCCGTAAACTTGGAAGCTTCTGAAGTCACTGTCAACAACGCCAGTCAAAAAATTGTATTCTCAGTTCCTTACTCTAAGGCCTACGCTGCACTTGGAATAGTTGACCCAGGCACTTGGACTCTATATGCCACTAGAACCGTTGGTACAGTTGAAGAAGTTGCAGAGCTAGAAACTGGAAACTTAAACATTCAACTACATAGTTAGGAAAGACATACGTGGCAACATACATTGACCCCTTAGGTGTGTCAGAAGACGCTTTAAACCTAAGAAACATGCTTGAAGGTATTTTAGAGAGGGTAGAAAACATCTACCAGTCTTACAACGTTCCGCTACCTAATAGAAGGTACTGGACTATGAGCGACCCAGCCATCGATTGCGAGCAACTAGTAGTTCACTTTAGCCAATTGTACTTAGGAGCCCCTGGCGCTCAAGTAAGTGAACCACAAAGGTGCAACGTTGCTAGAAGTGCCACTATAAACATTTCTGTTTCTAGAGAAATTGCAGTGGTTGGTCAAAACGGTAGGCCACCAAGCCCAGACAAGATTGCTGAAAGCGCTACGTCTTCTGCCATCGATGCTTGGGTTCTTATGGAGTCTATAAAACTTTTAGACATGTGGGACGAAAGTGGTTATGGAGTTGGAGTAATTGCCACCCTAGAGGCCTCCCCTACCGAAGGTGGCTTTCAGACTGTAGTTCTTCAAGTAACTATGGCGGTTCCATAAAATGCCGTTAGGCGGTTTAATACCTGACAGTCCGTGGATTTACTACGGGCAAAAAGCTTTTAACAAATCAAAAATTTCCTCAAGAGCCAGAAAAATGGTTTCTGGCGGTAATTTTTCATGGTCTTTCAAAAAATTAGTAATTTATGACAATGTTTTAAATTTTGAAATGAGAAACCCAGGGGGCATGGTTGGAAAGCACATGTCTCTTTTGGGACTAAGAATGCTAGACAAAGCTAGGGCTCAGGTAGGCAAAGACACTGGAGCGTTGGCCAGAAGCATAGGGATGTCTGTAGATAGAGCTGCATACGGAGTAAAGCTAACTGTATATGCCAAAAATAAAAAAGCTTTTATGCACCATGAGGGCACTAGGCCCCACGTAATTCTTCCCAAAGAGCCGGGCGGAATACTAGTTTTTTCCAAGGGAACTAGGGTCATAAAGACTAAAAGGGTGATGCACCCAGGCACTAGAGCTAATAGGTTCTTATCCGACCAGCTCAGGGAAGTACCTAAGTACTTCAGCTAAACTAGAGCACTTTTATTAGTGATATACTCATATCGTGCAATAAACCTTTGCAAAATGAACTAATACAACTATGTAGGAAGAGAAATAAAAGATGGCTAAATTTAAAGACTTTGCAGTAAAAAACGGTGGAGAAAAAGAACCTATTTCTTTCAAGCTTCACGAGGAAGAGTTCCACTGCGTACCAGAAATTCAGGGTAGCGTAATGCTCACCATTATTGAAAAAACCACTTCTGACAACCCAGCTGATGCTGCACTTCTAATTAAGGAGTTCTTTAAAAACGTTCTTAAGGACGAGAGCTACGTTCGATTTGAAGAGCTAATCCACCACAAGGAAAAAATTGTGAGCATGGAGACCTTTAGCGAAATTATTGCTTGGCTATTAGAGCAATATGGTTCACGCCCGGAAGCGCAGCCAGAGGCTTAATTTACTGGGCCCTAGACCTCTGGCCATACATAAACGGGAAGGCAATAGTGAGTGGAATACAGCTAGCAGAGCTAGAAGCATCTGACATGCTAGATGTCATTCACTATTTCTTTGAAGAAGATATTAGAAATCTAGCCAAAGAACAGATAGACCACAACAACTCTGTTCGAGACTCGGTTTATGAAAATCTTTACGATGGCAAATATAAAAGAGTTTTTACCAGAACTAGCGGAACTAAGTCTTACGACTTTGATGAAGAGTTAAGTGCTGAAGAAATTGTACAACCTATAAAGCCTTTCAACCCTAGAGCTGAAAAAACAAAAAACTATATTCCACCGACTCCCGTACTTAGCAACCCAGAAAAGCCTTTTGGAACAGTTCTAGAGGAGCCACTTAACTAATGATTCTTAGAAGGAGGTGAAACCTTGGCAGTTGTAGGACATGCTGAAGTAATTGTTCGCGCCATAACCACTGGCGTAAAAAGAGACATACAGAATAGTTTTGATGGACTATCTGGTATTGGCAGAAACGCTGGTAGACAACTAGGAAACGCCTTAACTAGAGGAATAGTTGGCGCTGACCCCGGTAAAAATGCCTTCACTAAGATGCAACAAAATCTTAGGGACATTTACCCAGATGCAGAACAAGCTGCCGAAGGATTCACCTCCTTAATGAGAACAAGCTTCACACTTCAAGGTGTAATAGGTGGCGTAGTTGGTAGCTTATCTTCTCTAGTTTCTGGACTAGTTTCTTTGGCAGGAGCTGCCATAGGAGCTGCATCTTCTTTAGCAGCAGTATTGCCAGTATTTGTAGCATTTGGCGTTGCCACATTAGGAGCAAGGCTAGCTTTAGGCGGAATCGGTGAAGCTCTAAATGAAAGCGCTGGGGCTGCTGCTAGAAATGCTACCAACCTTAAGAGATTAGAAGATTCTGAAAGACGATTAGCTAACACAGTTAGACAAGCTAACGAAAGAATTCAAAACGCTAAAGAGCGAGTTACTAGGGCTCAGAATAATTTAACTAAAGCCTTAGAAAATGGAAGAGAAGAACTTCAGCAACTAGGATTTGACGCCGAAGACGCTGCTTTAGCCGAGAAACGAGCTGCCTTAGAGCTAGAGCGAGCTAGAGAAACCCTAGCTAGGATTCAAGACTTACCGCCAAATTCTAGAGCTAGAAGAGATGCTGAACTAGCTTTTGCGGAAGCAGACTTAAACTTAAGAAGGTCCATTGATAGAAACGCTGACCTAAGAAAAGAGCAAGACAGACTAGCTAAAGAGGGCGTAGAAGGTCTAGAAAGCGTAAAAGACGCTAGGGAATCAGTAACGGATGCTGAAGAAGACCTAGAAGACGCAGTAAAAGATGGTACAAGAGCAATCGAAGATGCTACTCGCGCCCACAAAGAACTTAAACAAGAGGTAGCTGGTGGCGCTGGGGCTTTGGGCGGTATGCAGAGTGCATACGACAAACTTACTCCTAGCCAAAAAACTTTTGTAGATTTCCTAAAAGAGCTGAAGCCT